AACGACGCCGCGCGGGAGCTGTATGAGCAAACGGATTTGCCGCGGTCGTTGATGGAGCAGACCATTCAGGTCAGCAATACCAACACTACGCAGCGCATCACGCTGCCAGCCCATATGGCCGAGGTGCGCGGCATTCGCGACTACAATCGGTCGGTCACGCTCCACGACCTTCGACCGCGCTACCACAATTACCCGTGGCCCAAGGGCAATTTGTACACGTTCCGGATGTGCGAGGACGCGGCAACCAGCTATTCGTGGGACAACGCCATTGCGGTGACCATCGCCCCGTTTGATGACGATGTGACAATTTCGATTACGGGATCGACGGACGAAGCTGCGCAGTATACGGCCACCTTTTCGCGAACGGGCGTGGCGCCCACAATTGATTGGACCGACATCTTCTCTGTGTCCAAATCGGCGCGCACGGCGGCTGATATTGTGCTGACTGACCCTGACGGTGTTGAGGTGTCGCGCATATTGAACTTCCAGAGTGCCGCGCGCTACATCCAGATTGAACTGTTGGAGCGCCCCCAAACGCCCGTGTCACCGGCCGTTTTGCAGCCGGGCCGCATCCTGGATGTGCTTTACAAGCCATACTACCGCCCGCTGTTCGTTTTCACCGACGTGTTTCAAATTCAAGGATACGACTATGCCATCATCAACAAGGCCCTTGAGTTGTTTCGGCTGCGGGGCATCGACGGAACCAATGTGGACGCGCAAATCAAGGCGGCGCAGGTTGCGGGCGGGCGATCCAACGACCTACTTAACAACGTGCTCCAGTCACGAACCCAAGCCCAAGAAATCCAAATCCAGTTTGGGGACCCCAAAGGGGACTTGAGCAAGCTGCGCGGGCTTCGCCGTTACAAATACCGCCGCCAAAACTACTGATATGATTGTCAATCAGCGCACATTTTTGGGCGGTCTGTCGGGGCAGTTCAATGAGCTGCGTGCCGACCCAACTACCTATCAACTTTTGGTGAACGCCCGAGTCCGCGACAACTCGGTCGATCCCATAAACTCTCCACTGCAAGACACCAATGTCCCTGACGGGCTCTATCAAAATCTAACCGCCATCGGTTCAGTTTTGATCGTGTTTGTGTCTGGAAACGCTTACTATAAGGATGTTTCCACGGGCGAGACTGGTTGGCGCCGGGCTGCCGGTGTGTCTTTAAATCCTTCCGTGGATGTTATTGACACCTGTGACATTCCGGCGTCAACCATTAATTTCAAACGCACAGGTCCAATCGACAATGTGCAGTTTGCAAACAGCCCGGCGCGGGAAACGGCCGAGGGTGTGTTGGCGACCGATGGTGTAACCCAACCGGTTTTGATGTACCCGGAATTGGGCGGCACCATTTCGGGGCGCACCACATACACCTACGCCCAATGGACCGAAACGGAATCCGGGTCGGAGCGGGAATACGTTCCCGTTGGTCGTTTCCCGCGCTTCGTGGGCTCGAAGCTATACATGGCAATCAAAGGGGCACCGGGCAAATTGAACCGATTGGCGCACAGTGTGACGGGGCGCCCATTGGACTTTGTCGTGTCGATCAACAATACTACGGGTGACAAGGACGGCGATGCCCTTACGACTGCCCACGCTGTGGGCTATGATGAAATTACAGGAATTTTTGCTTCCGGGGACAATGATGCGATTGTGGTTACTACTGGGCGTAATACGGTGGGCGTTCGTCCTGATTGGACTGATCGCCGTTTCTTTGGCGAGCCCCGCTTGGGCAACATTTCCCTGTTTCCTTCGGGCGTTCTCAATCCGAATTCGGTCGTGGACCTCAACGGGGATACGGCGTTTGTGTCGCCAACAGGCATCCACTCGTTCAACTCGGTGATGCAGCGCCAGTTGGAGTCCAACAACGATCCGCTCAGCGCCCAAATCATTCGGTTGCTCGCCCCAACCCAAACTTATGGGGCGGCGATCGACTTTAACGACTACGCACTGTTTGCAGTCGAGACCATTTTTGGGCCCAGCGTGGTTGTGTACGACAAGGCGGTCGACAAAGATACCCAGATTGGGCGGTTCATCGGGATTGATCTGCTGCGCGGCATTGGCCGCATCAAACAGTTTGCCAAGGTGCACACGCCCAATGGGCAACGGCTGTTTTTCATCACCGCCGATAACCGGCTTTTCGAATATGGCGCGGCGAGCACGAGGGAGACGTGCCGATTGTACATCGGGGACTGGAATGGCGACATCGGCGGCGTCCACCAGGTCTTTCGCCGCGCCCTTTTGACATTCTCAAATGTGTTCGAGCCCACGGTGGTGCAGGTCAGTGAGTACGTGGATCGCCAATTGATGCGGACGGCGGCATACGAGTTGGGCAATGCCACGCAAAACACGGCACCACAAATCCCATTGCCATATGAGGTCGCCCAAGGGGGCTCAAATCGCACTGTGCACCATGTTGCGCCCGACCAATCCAGCAAGGGCTTTGCGGTTGGGCTCATGGTGGAGTGGGCGACCGCCGCCAAATTGGTGTTTGTGTCCTTTGAGATGACGCCCAGCACCGCGTTCCCGGCCCATAGCGGGGCGGAGCTGCCGGGTGTCAAAGCGGATATCAGCCAATTTGCGTTGGTGGGCTGCACACAAGAGGGCATTGTCACGGGCAACCTCGCCCTATTGGGCGACGAGTGGCGCTGCATCGGGTTGGGCAACCACATTAGCGCCTCGCGGGCTTGGAGCACCTACGCGGACACGCTCGTCGAGCTGAAGACGGCGGGCCAGTTTTATGGGGTGGCTGCCAACCAAGAAATGGAAGTGCCCGCGGCCGCTTTCGGGTCTGTGACACCCGGCGCCCGTTACTACACGGTGGTGTTGGGCGACACCGAATTCTTCTTTTACAATGTGGGCTGGACCACGGCCAACATCGACACGGCCACGGGCGACCCCGACGGCTTCGAGTTGGGCAGCATCCAAGCCTACTGGCTGAAAGGGGCGTTGGCGGCCTCCACTGCCAAGTTTAAGATTGTGGTTATGGGCTTTCCGCCCTACGCCGATGTGGGCCATCCCCGTTTGCGCCTGCCGTTTCGGGCGTGGGGTGCCACATTGGTCGTGGGCGGCTATTCGGCAAACTATCAACGATACATCATAGATGGATTCAACTACATCACCTGCGGGACGGGCGGCCAAACACTTACCGCCCTGGGAACGGCCGGCACCGGCCATCAGAATAGTCGAGCCCAGCTCGGATTCCTCCGCATCACCACGGACGCCTTTAAGATTACGACTGCACATGTCGGAACGGATGGAACAGTGTTCGACGAGTTCACTATCTACCCGTGATTGGGCGCAGCTTCTCATTCTCTGGACACGCAACAAACCGGTTATTTATGGAAATCTTACACTTCCTGCTTTCATTACTGTGGTGCACGCTGCAAGCAACCGTGGCTGCTTGTATTGCGGTTGGCGTGGGTTTGAGCTTATGGCACTTGTTATCACGGAGGTCAAGGGCGATGAGTGTCATGTCGAAACATTCGCAGGGCCGGTAAGATTTGCTAGGGCGTGGGCCAAATTGGTCCGCGGTCGCTACAAACACATTTTTCACGTTCGCCCAAACAACACAAAACGCATTTACTGATATGGGAATCATCGACAAAATGATGGGCGACTACGAAGCTCGTAGCGCCACGCGGCAGTCCGAGGAAACAATGGACATCCTCAAGCGGGATTACCCGCAGTTGATGGAGTTGCTTGGGGCCCAAGACAAAACGGCCGCGCTAAACGACCTTAATACGGCGCGGGCGGTGACGCCCGGTTACAACGACCTCGCGATGGGCGAGCTGTCCCGGTTGGCGCCCCAAATGACGGGCATCCAGAAGGTGCTTGATGCGGGCCAAGCCGCTTCGGACGTTGAAAACCTGAACCGCTATGGGGCCGACGCGTCCAAAGCCCTTCGCCAAGTGGACGAGGCGGGCAACAAGGAATACTACGACAATTTGGCGCGCACGTCTGGGAAATACAGCATGCTGCTCGACCAGTTGACGCCGGGCCTCAGCGCAGGCAAGCGGGCCGAAGTTGAACGCGGCGTTGGTCGGTTGGGCGGCCCCGATAACAGCGCCGTGACCACCGCCGAAAAGGCCATGACGTTTGGCAGCGCCCATGACGAGCACATTGGCAATTTGGCCAACGTCCTAAACGGCATCACCGCCAATTTGGGCAACCTCAAAACGGGGATGAATGGGGCGGGCGTGGCGCTGGGCCGCGACAGTAGGTCGAGCCCTGTGGCGGCGGCTGCCAACCCGACGGTCAAGCCCAATACGGGCGCTGCCAACATGCTCGGCAATATGTACGGGCAGACGTTTGGGGCGGTACAGGGCCACGACGCGACTAACGCCAAAATGTACAATTCGTGGGGCAGCGCCCTTGGTAATACTGGCGATGTCCTGAACTCTTTCGCCGGTATGTCCAACAGTTTCCGCAAACTCATTTGATTTATGCCTACTACCGCAGATAGCTATATGGCCGAGGGCTGGTACCCCGGCAAAAAGTACACATTCGCTGACCGACTCAAGCAGGTCGGCAGTATGGGGATTTGGCAACCCGACGACCGCAGGGCGACGGCTGCCAACCAAGAACTGCTTCAGCAACAGCGCCGCATGGCGGAAGCCGACGCGGGCGCCGATCGTCAACGCGGCATGGTGCGGGGCATTCGCCAAGATACCGATGCCGCCGACCTCACCAAAGCCCGCTCCGCGCACGATTTGGGGCTGGAGCTGATTCGCGACTATTTGCATCAGGCGTACCCGGACAAGTCGCCCGAAGAGATCGCCCGTGTGGCGGCAACGGCGGCTGCCACCAAGCACATGGCGAGCATTGAGGCAAACAAGGCGCAGGGCATGGAGGACGCCAACCGCGTTGACACGGCCACGCAGAAGGCGCAGCACATCAAGGAGTTGGTGGATGCGGAGACGCAGGCCAATTTGACCAAGTTGGGCGCGGACACCCAAACAGCAGAGAATGCCCGGAAGCGGGCGTTGGGCGCTGAGGGCAATCAGTACAACCTGGGCGAACTCGAATCGCGGGCAGCCCAACGCCAAGCCGAATTGGGCGGTGAGACTGCGCGGAATGGGCTTAGCTACCAACGCCAATTTGGCGACCAAGGTGGGCCGGGCGCTGCGCTCGAAGCCGATTTGGCCGCGATTCGCCAACGCACTGCCCAATCGAATCTGGGCGCGGACGAAGCTAACTTCACGAACAACATCAATCGGGCGACCAACCCAGACAAATGGCAGTTGGCCCTGTCCGACGCCCAAACCGCGTTGAACAACTCGCGCGCATCGCAGGCGCTTAGTGGGGCACGAGCAGATTTGGTGGGCAAGAATGCGACGGCCCTTAGCACGGCGGACCTCAACAAAGCCGGGGCGCTGCCTGTGGGGTATGGTGGTACGGTCCATGTGCCTTTGCCCGTTGGTGGCACCAACGTACTGAGCGGGGAAATGCGGAATCTGCCAATGATTACGGAACAAGTTAAGGCAAACCCGTATGGCGGAATTACCACCAACACGATCACCAAGCGGCCACTCGAATGGGCGCCGCCCGCGATGGGCACTAACGGTCCTGCCGGGCGCCCGACTACGCTGACCGCCGAAGACCTGCAACGTCTGCTTGCCAAATAACTTATGCCACTTACCGACGCACAAAAACAAACGGTGTTGGGCAAATTGGGCTACGCCCCATTTGAGGCCGACCTTGTTGAACAAGATGGGGGCTTTGCTGTAGTGCCCCTTAACACGCAGCCCCATGGGTTTTGGGAAGCGGCCGGTAAGATGGCATTGACCAAAATCCCGCGCACAGCGGCTAATGTGATTGGGGGCACTACGGCTGCGGCAGTGGCCGCTCCGGCTAGTGCAGCCGCCGCATCGGGCGCAGGCAGTTTGACGGCAGCGACGGGCGTAGGTGCGCCGGCTGCCCCATTTGTGGCGGGTGCTACTGGGCTTTTGGCATCGGGCGCAGCCTATATGGGCGGGGCCAAGATTGCCGATGCTGCGTACGACGCTACACTCAAAAAGTCCATCGACGACCGCGTGTACGAAAACGACGCACAACGGGCGCGGGACGAAGCCGAGCACCCATATTTGGCGACAGGTATGGATCTTGGGGCGATGATCGCCAGCATGAAGTTCAACGATCCACGCCAAGCGGTGGGTGCCGTCGCCAAGTTGGCTAAGCTTGGTATGCTCGCCCGAGGTGACAAAGTGGCGATGACCGCCAAAGACCTCGAAGCCCTTAAGCACGTTGGCAACAACGTAATCGGCAACACGCTGGTTTCGGCGTGGGACCAGCACCAGCACGGGGAAATCGACCCAAAGCGGCTTGCGTTCGACGCCGCAACCGGCTTGATGTTTGGGGCGCCACGTGGAGTTTTGGGTGTGCCGGCGGCCGGCGTCGAGCGCGCTTATGCCCATGGCAAAGCGGGCGCTCCACTGCCCCCAGGACCGCCCATCGAAGCCCCAGTCCAAGCCGAGGTTGGCAAATCTATGGGCGACCCCGTGGCCGACGCCCAAGCCCGCGCCGAGCGTGCGGGCCTTGATTGGGAGCACTACTATGAGCAAGCCGCCAACAGGGCGCAGAGCCCGCAGGAGACGGCTGCCAACTTCGTTTCGGACATCGATGCCGCTTTGGCCAACCCGCAAACCGCCAAACGCCGAAGCCCCGTTGAGTCGGTGCCCGCGACCAAGCCCGTTCCGGGGCGTTTGTTCCCGCGCGGCTATGAATTGCCGGGCATGAACCCGGTGCGCCAAGCCCAAGACCTCGCGGAAGTGGTGCCCGGCACGGAGTTGCCAACGGGCGGTGGCCAAGTGCGGCTGCCGGGTATGACGCCGAAGGCCGCGCCCGCTGTGGTGCCCCGTGAGCTTGCGGAGATGACGCCGTTCACGCCCGAGTTGAAGGCACCGCCCCAATTGGAGCTGCCGGGCATGGAGCCCCGGGCGCAGACAATCGACGATGTGTTGGGGCCGCGGCGCTATCAAGAGGGCAACGAGCCGGGCGCCCCTGATCCGGCGGACCGCGCAGCTTTGGAGCGTCGGGGCTTTGAGTTTCGTGAACAAGCGGGCCGCGTTGACGATCGGGCGTCGGGCAAGTTTGACCGGGAAACCGGCATGATCGATGTGTCAACGACGCACGCCCGACCTGACACCTTCACGCATGAGGGCTTGCACGCGGAGCTTTGGGACATGCTGCAAAACCAAAACCCCAAAGTACGCAAGGCCGCGATGGACATTTTGGAGGCGGCCCACAACGAGAAAAATGGGCCAACGCCCGACAACCTGGTCACCGAAGAGGCGATTGTTAGCCGGGCCGCGGACGCCAGTCGGTCGCAACGGGGCGGCAACGAGCTGCTGCGCACCATTAAGGACAATTGGAATTGGTTCCGCACCACAAAGCTGGGCGGCGGCGATGCTACGCCCGAGCGCATGGCCAAGATTCTCGCGGAGCGCTTCGACTATGCGGCCCAGACCAAAGTGGGTGGTGGCGGCGACGGTAAGCGGTTTCAAGACCTCGCGCCCATTTCCCAAGTACCCGGATCGGTTTTGGCCAAAGCGGCGGAGGTCGACAAGCGGTCTGCCGATGCGGCATCGCGGATGTTCAACGAGCGCGACATGCTGTTGGGCAAGGTCAACCATTTGGTGGACGAGCTGCAAAAGCACCCCAAAGACATTGTGCAATCGGCCATTTGGAAGCGGTCGCGGGCAGGTCAATTGGGCACTGCGCCCCAGTTCACGCCCGAGGAATCGGCGGTCAACGCCGTTTACCAAAAGCTAATGGACGTTACCGCCCAAGAAGCCAACGCGGCGAACTACACGATCAACCAAACCGCGAACTATGTGCCGGAGCATACGGGCACACAGGCTGTGCGCGATTATGAATCACAGGGCGGGGCGGTACGTTACTTGCCGGAGTTTCACAAACTTAATCAGGCGGTTTATGGGAGCAGCTACGACCCCATTGACGGCGAGAGCTATCTGCGCAACTACTTGGCGGGCGTTGCCAAAGCCCCGAACTCACTGGGCTCGGACTTTGGGGCGTTGACCAAGTCGGCGCGCCAGTATCACTTGCCCGATTCGCTGCGCGAACAGGACATGGTTGAGAACGTGCGCCGCTATGCAAATCGGTGGGCTTCTGGTGTGGCCAAGAAGAAGCACATTCTGAACGACCCATATGTGGCGGCGCGGTTGGGCTACGACAGCCAAGGCGTCGTGTACCCAAGCGGCGCCCAAGCCCAGCCCGAGATTACGCCCCAATTGCGAAATCTCCGAATGGCCATTGACGACGTGTTGTTCAATCAGGGGCGCGGCAGTACTGGTCTGGGGCAGAACACACGGGATCTGGTCATGGCGGGGCAGCAGGCTGCCAACGCGGCGGTGATGCAAACGCTGACCGCGGTCAAGAACACGATCTTGAAGGCGCCAATGCACCTGATCAACGCCCAAAACCCAGAATCGGCGGCGGCATTGGTGTCGGGGACGGTGCGCACGGCGGTCGAGTACCAAGTGCAGCGGGCGAAGGCGGAGGCTGCCAACGTGATCAAGCCCAACATCGATCCGGCGTTCGACCTCAGCGCCCCATTGAGTTCGCAGATTGCCCGAAACGTGCGCGAGTTTGGAACTTCGATGCGCAAGTACACGGGCGGCGAGTTCTTTGAAACGCTGAACCGGGTGCACGACTACACCATTGGGGAAGAGCTGGCGAAGGTCAACATTCCGCTCGCCCAAACGGGCGATGTGGCGGCGAAGCGGTTCTTGGAACATTTCGGGGCGGGCGCGGACACAACACAGCCCATGCCCGAACAGGTGGCGCGGATCGCCCGTAACTACGCGAAGGGCATTCAAGGCACATATGGGCCTGAGGGCCTGCCCGCGACCATGTTGAAGGGAAGCCCCATCGCCCACATGCTCCGCATTCAGCGGTTCGGCGTTGAGAACTTGGGGCGGGTGCGCCAAATGGTGATCAACCCGGCGCGCCAAGGCGACTACCGCCCATTGATTGCGTACACGTTGGGCTTGGTGCTGACCGCCCCATTGGTGCAGAAGGTGTCGGAGATATTTACGGGGCGCCCGAGTGGGCTGCCAACCGATGCCGAGATCAAAGCGGGCAACCAAAACCACTTGGTCGAGCACATCCTGAACATTATGTCCATGGCCCAGATCACTGGGGCGTTTGGGATTGGGGGCAACCTTGCGGGCGGTGTCGCCCAGAACTGGCGCGGCAACCGCCAACAACTAATCGGCGATCCGGCGATCAATTTGGGCATTGACGTGTTGAACAACACGGGCATGGCGGCCCAAGCGGTGGCCAACGGCGAGCCCGTTTTCCCGGTGTTCATGGAGTTGATGAAGCGGTCATTGATCGACAACATGCAATTGGGGCGCACCTTGGTGACGGACCGCGATGAAGCCCAAGACACCCGCAACAAACGGGTGTACGAGTACCAATCGGGGTCGCGGGATGTTAGCGCCCAAGACCGCTTGGCCGGAATGGCGATGGGCAACTTGCTCAGTGGCCGCACGCCCCAAATCAGCCCAACAAAAGAGGCCGCGCGGGATGGTGACCCGGCGGCCTTGTCTAAATTAACGCCCGCCCAGATAAGTTCGTTGGACAATTACCGGGGCGGGTATGAAGATCCGGAGAAGGAAGCCCAATATATGGGCTACCTGCTCAGGACGCAGGGTGAACCCGCGCTTCGTGCTTACGTTGAGCGTCGGCAAAAGCACGCGCAACCTCGGCGTTGAGGTCGGCGATGGTGCCCGTGTTGTGGATAACACGGTCCCATTGGATTTTGGTGCCCGAGGTCTCACTTACGTGAGTGTCGTGGGCGACAGGGCGGCGGACTTCCCATAGTTCGCCGCCCAATTGTTTGATGTGGGCCGCTTCGTCTTCAAAGCGGACATCGGTAACCACAATGTGGTTGGATTCCAGCTTGGATCTGATTTGTGCACACGTAATCCAGCAACCGGGGATTGCTTCGCGAAGGGCAACGCCGACGCGCTGCAGAATTTGGCCGCCCGTTAGACCGAAGTCTTGGAGTTCGTCTTTGAAATCCCGCGTGAACACTTCGTCTTCTTGCCATTCATTCAGATCGAGCAAACGGGCGACCACGTATTTCAACCGATCGGCGAAAGCGACCCGTTTGAACGCATAGTTGCTGCGCAGATAGTTGGCGACGGTATCTTTTCCCGAACCGGCGCGATAGCCGATTCCGATTAGCATGTTTTTAGACATATTGGTGGCGTTGTTGCATTTCTTGGGCGCGGTCTTTGTTGAACCGCACCAAATCGGGGCGCCGCTTGTGCCAATCAACACATGGGCGTTGGGCGTGGCGGGGTTTGTCTTTGTAGTTGTAGATGGCCCCAATAACTGAATCCGCACTGGCGCCCCTTTGGTGGCACGTGGTGCAGAAGGCATGGTGTGGGGCTTCGCGGGTGACGAACAATGTGGGCTTAGCGCAAATACTGCAATAGCTTGTGTACTGTGACATACTTATCTCCGTGTCTTTGGATTTTCTTGGTTGCTTGTAGGTCGATCAAGATTTGTTGGAGTTCCTCGCGGTTCATGTCGGTGTTGAACGCGGCAAACAGGTCGTCCTCGGTGCAGCCCATGCCGTGGCGGATGATGTGCTGGGCGACACTTTCGCCGAGGGCCGCGAGTTCGTTGCGGCCGCCGTGCATGAACGCTTTGTGCATGTCGCGCTCCGCTTCGGCGATGAACTGCATGGCCCACTCGATGGTGCTAAGAGGTACGGGCGTATTGAAATTGCCCTCGCCCAAATGATGGGCGATCACCAATTTGTGGAAGTGGTTCATCTTGCGGACATAATACTCGTCCAAGCGGATGTTGTTGTTGATGCGGAACTCGGAGGACAGATACCACTTTTCCAAATGGGATTCGACGCCCGGCGCGTACTGCACGCACAAGTATTGCTTCTTGAGTTCCAACAGGAACTTGAGCAATTCCTCTTTGGCCTTTTGCTGTTCGGCGTCGTACTCGGGAATGCGGATGCCGCGCTTGTCATTTTCGGGGGCCCACACCATCATGGTGCGCCCCAAAATGCCAGTGCCCACAATCTCCTTGCGGAGCAGTTTGGCGAACTCACTGGGCGTGGTGCCCGCGCACAAATTGAGGCACACCGACATCAAGTGGTCGTGGCCCTTGCCCTTGGTTTTGCGCGTGTAGTCTTTGCAGTTCCACACGGTGAGCAGGAACGTCAGAAGGTCTTCGGCGTGCTGCTTGAAGATGGACGTGAACTCGTCCAACATGAACGTCATGCTGGAGTGCCCAATGTTTATGGACTCGCCCGTTATGGGGTGGACGACATTTTGGGTTTCGGTGTGCTCGGCAAACTCAACCAACAGAGATTCGAAGGTGGTGGAGTCGGCGGCCAACCGGAACATGGGGTCGGTGCTGGCTACCGTGCTTTTGTTATGGGCGTCGATGTCGCCGCGTAGGTAGCGGGCGAGGAGCGCCGCGTTGCTGCCCGAAAGCCCAGTGGTTTTGGTGCCGTCTTTGCGGGGTATGCGGTGGTACACCAACAGTTCTTTGATGCGGTCAAGCACTAGGCCCTTGCCAACGCCGGCGGGGCCGACGAACAGGGTGTACATGTTGATGAATTGCCCGTTCGACATGTTGTCGTAGCGGACGCGGCGCTCGCAGGCGGCGGCCACTAACATGTGCCAGCCCCAATTGACGAAGCGCCGATTGGTGAAGAGGTCACGGCAGAGTAGCTGCCATCGTTCGTAGTTGGTCATAGGAGGGCGACGGCGATGGTGAGGTCATCGCACACTTTAACTTGGAGATTGCAGATACGGGCCATGCGGGCAAAGGGGTGGTCGGGGCCGACAAGCACAGTGTTGGGGCTCTGGCCGTGGCGCTCGATGAATTGACCGATTAGGGTCGTGAGGTACTCAATTGTGTTCTCTCTCATAGTTCGCGCATTCCGAGCGGGTTCTCCGTCTCGTGGTATTTTTTAAGGTTTTTGCCAACCTGAAAGTCGGAGACCATTGTGAACTCGCCACGTTTGCCCACAAGATGTAGGCCAATGTGCTTGGCCATGATCGCCCGCACGTGCTCTTGTTCGGAGTCGGGCGCGAGCACGGCGTAGCTGTCGTGCTTGTTGCTGACTAATCGCCACGGAAGCTTGTGGGCTTGGACGTAGTCGAAGGTTGCCCGATAGGCGCGGTGCGTGATGCACCCAACGGTCGATTGGGGAATCCACGAAATGGCCTCGCGAATATAGCTGTCAGTGATCAGGCGCTCGAAGCGGCGCGGAAACCCGAACAGGTTGCGCAAAACCCGCTTTGTGCGGATTTCGTGCTCGATCTCGATTTGCCATTCGACAATCTCGGGGAACAGTTGTTTGTAGATGTCAAGGTAGTACTTGGCTTCGTCGAAGGTCATGATCAACGAGCCTTCGGATTCCTTGAGGGCCTGCTCGCGGAAGGTGTTGGGGCCCATTTTGTAGTTGCTGGCGTGCCCAGTCCGCTTTCCGATGTCGTACTCGAACTTGGATTTCTTCTGGATGTAGTGTGACAGCTCTGCCCATTCGGGCAGGGCTTGGAGTTCGGGGGCGGTACGCAACCAATAGCGGTCGCGGGGATGGGCTTTGCGGAATTTGTCGAGGAATAGGTGGAGAGCGACGTAGGTGTGGGGCTTGAGCTTGTTCTCGAATAGGGCGCGGTACCGCCCAGCCTTTGCCTCGTACGCCACCACCAAAGCCTCAGCGCCCGCTTGGTCACGCTGAAAAAAGGACCAGCCGGGCGGGGCCTCATAGATATCGGCCGACTCCTTGTCGTAGTTTTGGGAGTTGATGCCGAGGTCGAACAACTGGGACGAGGCTAGGCGGAATGACCGCGTGCCAGCGGGCTTGAGTTGGGTGGGGGCGTAGAGGTGGGGCATGCGATTATCGTTTGAATATAATTGGAATGCTTTGGTCAGGACCAGTAGCTAAATCAAGGCCGGCAAACATGGGTGTTGATACTAAAAAAGCTATTTCAAAATTAGCGCAAATCCAGCCGGGATGTTGGGCATAATAGCTCTCAGTTTTTGGATTCCAACCCCAATGTAATCCAGTCCTGATTACAATGTAGGTACATCGCTCACTACCAACGGGCGGCAGCTCTGTAACATAGCACGCACGCCAGTTACTTGTTATTTTATTATGCCACGGCGGTTTTGTCATACGTCACCTGGATGAAGCAACCAATGGGCCAACGCCATTGTGTAGCAGATGGTAAGGACAATTGTGAGGCCGTAATAGTAGAGTGTCATAAAAAAGCGGCAGCCTACAAGGCCGGCTGCCAGGGCGCTGTTGGGTTAGGCGGGCTCGATGAACAAGATTTGTTCGGGAACCAGCGAGATCAAGATGCGGTCGCCGATGGTGACGCCGCGCGCTTGGTCGGTGTAGAGGCGGTCGCCGACGTTCAAGCCCAAATCCGCGTTGTCGTGGATGACGAGGACGCGGGTTTCCTCTTGGGATTTCTCCATTTCGACGCGGTCTGGCAGGACGATGCGGCGGTCCTTGGGCTCAACCTTGTGGAGTTCGGCGAGGACCTTGCCTTTGGGTGCGGTGTATTTCATTGGGCGGGTGTGAACGTGGTTTTGCCGATGTCTGAGCCGATGATTTCCCAGTTGGTGCTCAGGATCTCGTAGGCTTCGAGTGCGTCAGGTTTGAATTCTTCCTCGGCGGTGTGACACCACAATGCACCTTCGCGGACTTCGAGATAGTCCTCGGCTGGCCAATCCGCCAAGCGGATGCGGGCGCCGAGTGTGAGCATTTCGTGGAGGGCGGCACTGAATGATACTGTTTTCTTTTCCATAGTAGTTGTGTTAGTTTGGTCGGAGATTACTTAGGCTGGACGGGCACCCAAAGCCCGTTGGTGTAGGTCACGGCCATTGGGGCGCCCTGTTGGCGCACAATGCCGCCACTGAAGTATTGGGCGGCGAGGTTGCCGAACTGCTGCAACATGGCGGCGTTCTGCTTCATCAGTTCATTGGTCATTTCGAACTGTTGGGTTTGGGCGGCGACCGCGTTGGCGTTCACCGTGGAGATGAGGCCCTCGATGACGAGCCCGTTAGTGGGCGTCAGGGCGAGCTTCTTGATTTGATATTCCTTCGGGGTGCGAAGGCGGATTTTGTTGGTGCCGAAGTTCATGTCGACTTCGGTGCGGGCGACCCGCTCGGGGCCGGTGATGCATCCGCCGGCGAGGAGCGCGGGGATGAGTAGGTATAGGTGTGGTTTCATTGTGAACTATTAAGAATGAAGCTAAGTTCAATGGATCGAATCTTAGACCAAGCACTTGTATAGCGCCTAGCCCGCCTCAGAAGCCTGTTTACGCGGTTGTTCTCAGACCACGTGAGGTTGGTTCGGTTGATGGTCATTCATCTCCCCTTTCAGTACACACGGAGCATGGTGCGCAGATGTGGCAGGAGCAGCCTTGAGGAAAGTCCGTGTGGTAGGCTCCAAGCGGGTCAACGTAGCGATCGTAGGCTTTCTGGGCCTTAGTAAGGCACTTGTACGAAGCGGCTCGCTTCTCGCGTGCGCATAAGCCGCAGTCGTAATAGGCGCCACAATTCTCGAAGCCGTGTTTACAGTGGGTGGTCATGGCTGTTCCAAAATTTCAGCCTGCGTCCTAGTTATCTCAACGAAGCGAGAATCGCATCCAGCTTGACGAGCGTCGTCCGAAATCCGCAAGCGCCGCGATGTCCACCGCCGCCATACTTTACAGCGATCAGGCTCAGGTCGATGTCCTTGTGGCCGGGCGCATGGTACAGTGACACAAGCACTTCCTTGCCAGTGTAGCGCCACGCAAAGATTGCTTGGTGTTCGGGCTTCAGTCCGCCGCGTACAAGGTCGCTGTTGCCCCGCTGGCCAATGTTTAAGGCACAGAAGGTCAGACCCTCGAACTGGATGGTATGACTGAAGGCTGCGCTGTACTCATCATTCTGCTTGTCACAGTAGGATTTGATGGCGTAGCCGTTTTTGACAGCCGTTCGGATGGCAATAAAGGCCATCTCGTCGTCGGACTCGGAGCCCGAGTTACGGAATTGTTTGCTGACCAGAGCCGAGAAAGCTTCAGAGTCCAATTCCCGAAGCCCAAACTGCAGCGCCTTGGCAGCTGGGTCACGGTGATCCCAAATGTCGTACTCGCCGGCGAGGCGAATTAGCTCTGGCTCAGTGACGCGGCGATCGATGAAGTCTTGCTTTGACGGTAGATAGTTGTCTGCAGGATGCGTCCTTGGATCTCCATGAGGTCCTTTGTCAAACGCAAACCACTGCCAACATAGGCGGCATGCGGCGACGCCGTCGATTCGGTAGCCACTAAATTTGCGGTCAAGTGGATCGGCGCCATTGAACTTCTCATCCCACTTCTCGATCGCCGACTTGTGGTGGTCAATCCACACGATCTTGTCGCGCAGCTCGGGCCGCTTCATGAGCTCGTCGACGCTGAGATCGACGATGTAGATTTGGTCGTAGTGCTCCCACTGAACTGAAGGCAGGTCTTTCAAAACTTCAGCCAGCGGTATCGGAGCGGGCACCCGCCGTCCGTAGTCCCACCCGTAGGAGTGAATGTTGGCATCTGGATACAGGCGCTTCAGGTGGAATCGGCAGACCTCGTTCGACAACTTCCCGTCGAAGTCGGCGTCGTGATAAATGATGGCGATGTGTTTCATTCGAGTACAATTTTGTATTTAGCTTCGCGGAGGACGTTACCGAAATCATCGGTGATTTGGGCGATGCTTTTGTCGGGTAAAATGTTCAGGATCTCGGTGGTGTTTTTCAGATCATAGACGATACAGTCTTCACACCACTCATTGCAAAATCCAAGCTCCACATTAAGCAGTTTGGCTATTTGTTGTTCAAGGTTCATAGGCACACGCGTTCGCTAACTTCGGTGATTCGGCGGGCCAGCTCTTGGGCCAAGTTCCCCATTTGGCGCAGCGCTTCGCCAAGCGGGCATGTGGTTTGGGCAGGTACAGATTTTTCGTTATCCGCGGGCAGCGGCTGAGACAAGATCGGGTCGAGCTGCGCGATGAGGCGGCTCAGATTTTCGTGGCCGACCTGAAGTACGGCCTGAATGCGCCCAACCTCATTTTCTACGTCTCCCATTTTGCGGGCGGGAATTGGCTCTGCTGTCGGTGCCTCGTATTGTCCTTGAGGCCGTTGTCGAATTATTGATGATGTAGTCATTGGTAGTCTACTGCCATTACTCTGGCATTATATGGTACGTTATCGTCAGTGTAGCCCAGGAATTTGACCTTGGCGGTTTTGGGCTTGGGCCCAACCCAAATTGAATGGCGCTCGTCGTCGTTGATGCCGTCGAACGAGCCAACGCGGAACTGTTTGCCTGCTTTGGTGCGGCACAGGATGGCGCCCATCGTGTCGTCGTACTTTCCGGTGCGGCCGCGGGCCAGTTCCACAATCTCGAAATCCTCGTCTTGCCACGCTTTGCGCTTGACCATCATGTCGGTGCGGCCGAGGCGGTAGCCGCCGGGGTGCTTGTACACGGTGCCCTCGAAGCCTGCCGACACAAAAGCGTCGTGGTGGGTGTTAGCGTGGTCGCAACAATTGCAATTTTTGTAGGGCACGGTCTTGAGATTGGGGTGATCGGGCAGGGCTTGGGCGATGGCCAGTTGGCGGGCCTCGAAGCCGGTGCCCAAGTGTGGCGAGTCAAACACGTGAAAGCAGATTTGGTGCCGGTCGGGGTGGGGCGACTCGCGGATCACGCCCGCGCGGGAATTGATCTCCTGAAGTGAAAGGCCGTGGGCGTACAGTTCGCCGTCGAGCCACATGGTGGCGCCCTTAAGGGCGGTCTCAATTTCGGGCAGCACGCCGTCGGCGTAGGGCTTGCCGTGGCGGGTGACGAAGCCGCAGCCGGGAACCCACATAACGCGGAGCCCGTTCATTTTGGGCGTGGCGAAGTAGGGCCAAAGGGGCATGCGTTCGGTGTAGTCGATGGCGAGGGCGAAGTAGTCTTGAATGTTCATCGGGAAATCCATTGAAAGCCCAATTCCCCCGCAACCTTGGCCGCCCTCTTGTACTTGAGCAGGAAGCGGATTACGGGGTTTGAGTATTTGATTAGGTAACGGTACAGCGTTGACTCGTCCACTTGGGGCGCGCCCGTTTCGGTGCGGGCGAGCACGTCATAGTGCATGCGGTTGATCAGGTAGTCGGCCACCTGTTGCGTTGAACCGGGATTCAGTTCGTAGCCCACCGCGATCTTGATAACGCGGGCCCAGAACGCCATCACTTTGCGTCGGTTGTTGAGGTAGTGGGCGAGCTTGAGCCCGTTGACGGGGAATCCGTGGAGGCTGGTGTAGAGGTAGGGGAAGATGCTGGAGTTAACCTGAACAATTGAGTCTCGCAGCCCGGTATCTCCAGAGCTATTGACAAAGTCCCATTGGGCGCGGTGAACAGCTCTAAGCGTAGCAACGTCCTTCCCGTTGTAGCGAAGTAGGTTATTGAGTTGGGCGGTGGTTTGGGGGTTCCAGGTTCCGCCGGTGTCTTTGTGGTAGGGTTCATTGAGCCATAGGGTGATCGCATGGGCGAGGGACTTTTCGGCCTCGGGCCATATGCGATGGTTCATTAGCATTGTGTCTTCGATGTCTTGGCCGAAAGGGATATGGTGGAAATGGGCGAGGAATGGGAGGTCGAAGCCCGCGTTGTGAATCACGATCTTGTTGCGGCTGAAGGCGCGGGCTAGGGCGGCCATGGCCCTGAGGCCATCGGGCATTAGTTGGTTGCGGAAGTGAATGGCCGCCGTAAAGATTGGGCTGTCGTCGTAGGCAAAGGAGAAGCAGGTGATGTAGTTGTCTGGGTGGGACTCAAGGTCGAAGTACAGGGTGCGGCCTTTGACTTGACCGAGGATCTGGGCGATCTGGGCGTTGGTCAAATAGTTGAGGTCGTATTTGAGGGGCTTGGGCGTGTTGTACAGTTTGTGGATGTCACGCTTGAACCAGAATCGGTAGTTGGCGCGGGCGGTCTTGCCGCCATCCTTGGACGTGGAGCCCGCTTCGGCGTCTTCGTCGTCCGCCCCACTGTACTCTGAATCGCGAATGTCCACGCAGTCTTGGGGCCAGTACGTGGCGACGTGCTTCGTCAATTGACTGTTCCACACATAGCCGCGGTGGAGGTCGAGGCGTTTGTCCTTGACGAAGGCGTCCAAAGAGGGCTGCCCCGTAAGCACGATGTGCGTATAGGGCAGCCCCAATCGGAAGCTGCGGGCGTACATTACGTCGTAGCCGGGCGGCAAACACTCCGCGACCAAGTCGGCGGCGGGGCCGGCCAAGATTTTGTCGTTGGCCTTGTCGAAGCGCGATGGTTGGGGGAGGACGAGGAGTGTTTTTTGCATGGGTCAGACAGGGTTTTTGGGATATTTACTATGCGGCAGACCGGCAATGACCACACGCTGTAACTCAGTTATCGCTAGGCGCAACCGATCAATGTATTGTTGCTGTCGGACCGCCCGCTTGGTGGCGTTGGCCAGTTGCCGCTTAGCTGTAGTTCTGGCATTAACCAAAGCGCTTTCCAGTTCATTGGCGCGAACAGCGTGTGGCTGCCATGCGGCATGAGCGATTTTCAATTCATTGGTCATGTCGACAAGCTTACTTTTCATTGCCTCTAGATCGTTGATCAGATCAGCGATCGTTGTTACCTGACCATTATAGGACACTAAAGTGGTCCCGTTGTAGGAGGCCATCTTCTTTACCGCTTCCCGAAGCGTCTTTACTTCTTCCATTACCTCGCGCACATTGACCATTTGATCGCCGACGCGGACGCGGATTACGTGGTAGCCCGGATCGAGTAATCGATCTTGATGTTGATCTTTGGCGCGGAGCTGCGCCTGGGCATTGGCCAGGTCTTCACTTAGTTTATTACGCTCTGCGCTAAGCATCTTAATGGTTTCATTCTTACCAATAATGGCTTTCTGGGCAAGGCCTAAAAAGGTCTCAGCGTTTTTACGCTGGTTCCTTTCAACACATAGATCCGATAGCAGCCGTTTGTTTTCCGCTTCTAGTTTCCGAACTTGCACGGTGTATTCTGGCGTTTCGGTCCGGCGCAATTGGGCCTTGGTATCTTCAAGGTCGTTGCTCAACCGAGAGTTTTCGATCAGCAATTGCCTGTTCTCTTCCTTCATGGCCGTCCATTCTTGGACAGCCGTGTCAATTGAGATGCTCATTGGTCAATGATGGGTTGCCCCGTTTTGGTGTCCTGCACAACGAAGGTTGGGGCTTTGCCGCTCACTAGG